GTCCATTAAAGTCCTCACGTAATCAATAAGGCCTGACGGCCAACACCTGTATAAGTAGCCAGTATTATTCCACAGCGATTCAGGATCGCCTACCCCTGATTTGAGATTTCTGTGGCGGCATGGCGCAGCAGCCCCTCTAGCGCGGCCTTCACCGTTTGTCGGCGGACTTCGTCGCGGTTGCCAGGGAAGTGCTGCACCTCGCTGAACACCTGCTCACCGACGCCCCAGGCCAGCCAGACCGTGCCCACCGGCTTGCTCGCAGAGCCGCCATCCGGCCCCGCCACACCGCTGACTGCCACGGCAAAATGCGCCCGGCTCTTTTCCTGGGCACCGCGAACCATTGCCTCGACCACCTCGCGACTGACCGCCCCCACCGTCGAAAACAACTCGACCGGCACGTTCAATTGCTGGGTTTTCTGTCGATTGGAGTAAGTGACATAGCCAGCCTCGAACCACGCCGAACTTCCCGGAATACGGGTGATCGCCTCGCTGATCCCCCCGCCCGTGCAAGATTCGGCGGCCGTGACATGGGCATTGAGCACCTGCAAGCGCCTGCCCAGTTCAGCGGCCAGTTGGGTGATTTCTTTCACGGTCATCTCCTGAGCGAACGGAAGCGGAATGAGAACTACCGTACACGAGCGTATCGCGCTTGCAAGGCGCAGGATCAATCAAAATGTGAGGGCGCAAGGGCTCTGATATAGGCCTGACAAGCTTGCAAGGCAATCAGTCCACGGTCCCCGGTGTCGGTGATGGCGACCATCGTTGAGCATGCGCCGGGTCAAGTCCCGCCAATAACCCGCCAAGAGATCAGACCGAAGACTGGCATAGCACCGCCCTCGCCCGCGCCCAGAGTTGCAGACGATCCTCCAGGCCGTTCAGCCCACCATTGATGCGACGAGTAATGCTGTTGAACTGGTCGTGATCGGCGAGTTCGTTAAGGCCGTTCTGCGCCCAGTACCAGGCCGCGGATTCAGCGGCCCATTGAGGTTTTTCCAACAGTTGCGGAATAAACAGCAAGCGATCATCACCGAACAATCCAAGACTGCATTGGCGATAGTTATCGCGGCCAGTGATCTGGATCAAGCCTCGGCCGCAGTACTTTTGACCATCACCATCCTGTGCAGGAGTGTTACCCAAGCGAGTAGCCAAGGCACCGGTGTCGTATTTGCTCAGATATTGTTCACTGCCGAGTTCACGTACGTATTGCAACTGCCCGGACTCATGGCCGACTTGAGCGAGAAAGACGGCGATACGTTTCGGGGTATTGATGTTGAAACGAGCCATGGCGGCATTGAGCGCAGAAATGAAAACGCCCGCTTGGACGCGGGCGTTGGGCATGATTTTTAGCAGTTGCCCATCGGTTAGCGGCATAAAAGGTCCTCGGTCAATAAACCGTTTATGGTGGGTTTGAATGAACGGCACTGGCCGTGGGAGACCTGCGTCCTTGCAGGCCGGATGCCGGTCGGCACCACTGCTCGCCAATCCATTGGTCTTGAGTTTCAACGATCCTGATGGGTGTCACGCGGGGGCACATCGCACACGTCCATGCGCTTCGCAGCCCAACGCTCATAAAGCCCGATGGACACGTCGGCCCCAGCCATTGCTGTCAGGCAGCCAAAGGCGCAGGCCGCCCAGATCGACACACCGGCGGCGTACAGCAGCATGATGGCCGAGACCCCACAGACCATGCAGGCCCCGGACCGCAAGGCCAGGCGTCGCAGCAGTGACCAGCCGCGAGCGCCGTCCTTGTCGGCGCGCCACATTTCGCCGGACACCCCGCCCACCAGGGCAAGGACGATGACGAGCCATATCGGCATGTCCAGCAACGCTAGTTGCTCGTTTGTCATGTCACGCCTCCGGGAGTGATTGATGAGTGGTTCTTTAAAACAGTGTTTTCTTGAGGTGCCTGATGGAAGGTAGGCATTCCAAAAAGCCCGGCATCGTTCCGGGCTTTTCAGTAATGCGGTCCTGCATTGACCTTTCGGCGCTACTGGCGCGGTACGAGTCCATTCATATTGTGTCGCCGACCGCGGTCGCTGCCCGCCGGATAACTGCTTCTGGTGCTTTACGCTGCACACCCGGGTCAGTTGCCAACCCTCTGAACCGTTGAGGCCGGTTCATCGCTGCCTTTGTGGTGGAACTAAAGAACTTCGTTTCGAGCTGCTTTGTTGAGCGGCTTGAGACAAAGAATATGCATGGATGCATATACAGTCAATGCACCAATGCATTTATTTGCGTATTTAAAAATGCACCACCGCATTGAAGCCCCACGGACAAAGGCTCAGCCGGTTTCGACAGGCGAAAAAAAACCCGCTCGATGGCGGGTTTTATCTGAAGGTGACGAGGTTAACGGGCGTACATGCCCCACCAGAAGACGTGACCGAGGATGACAATCTGCTCTTCCTGGATTTCCTGGAAGGTGTAGTCCTCGTCCGGGTGCTCATCACGATTGAAGCTGCGCAGGCGAATGCCGGTCGGCAGGCGATACAGCTGTTTTACCCGCAACTGGCCGTTATGGTTGATCGCATAAAGGTCGCCATCAACGATGTCGCCAATCCCGCACTTGCCGGCGTTCACGCCAACGGTGGCGCCATCGCGCAGCACCGGCAACATGCTGTTGCCGCGCACCGTCACGCATTTTGCCTGGTCGAACTGCACCCCGTTGTGACGCAAGCTGCGTTTGCCGAAGCGCAGGCTAGAGCGCTCGCTCTCTTCGATGACGAATCTTCCTGATCCAGCAGCCAATTCAACCTCGCGAAGAAAGGGAACCGACACCTCGTCGTCATCGACGGGCGTATCGTCGTCCCACAGACTTATGTCCTTGAGTTCGGAATGCACTTCATTGCGCGCGGCATGGGCGGCGGGCGCGACATCGGCGCGGCCACGCAACTGATCGGTGCTCACGGCGAAGTACTCGGCGATCTTCGAGATGTGTTTATCCGAAGGGTCGACGATCTTCCCGCTGAGAATCCGCGAGAGTGTGGATTGAGGCACGCCGGTGCGACGGTGCAGCTCCGTGGGGGAGATCCCGTGCTGATCGAGCAGTGCTCTTAAGACAGTAGAAACGTTGCGTTTTTGCATAACGCGCATAGTGCTTGTTCTTTTCGCCGAAGACAAATGCTGTTTTGCATAAATCGTGCATATTCAGTGTAAATGTGCCGTGGGGCTTTCATGCCTGCGTCGGGCGGACCGCCCATGGTAATCTTGCGCCCATCGCGGAAAAGCCGGGCCAATGCCCCTCCTTTTGCCCTACACCTTTCAACGAGTTTTCCTGAATTTCCGATGAATAAAGCCATCTCCGATCTGTCTTCCCACACGCCAATTGTGTTGGAGTACTAACGCTAAAAAGCCCTACAGCCCTGTAAATAAAGGGCTGTAGGGCTTAATTGACACCTCGGTGTTTTTGTTCATTTGGCATTAAATGGCATTGATTGGCGTACGGTTTGCCCCATTTTTGCCCCACGGATTTTTCCGCACAGCAATTCGTCATTCCCCCCACTCTCCGAGCACGCCTCGCTTCCTGCTATTTCCTGAGCAGTCACTTGCAAAACCTCAGTCGGCTCCCCACCTCAATGGAGGCGCTTCGCCATGACATCAAGGAATGACCATGACTGACTTTTGCATCACAGCCGTTCGATACGACACCGATCGTAAACATATCAACTATGTCCAGGTAAGCGAGGATCTCCCAAAGGCCTTCGGTACAAAACGCACGGTGCCAAGGGCTTTCGTGGCGGATTTGATTCGCATGGAAAAAGCCACATTTGCAACCTGGGTTGAGAACAAGGAAGGGAAGTTTTCTCGCGGTGCAGACGTGCACGTGGTGGAAGAGATTTACCTTTCAACAGACCGAAACAGCACTAAGCGGGACAACCTGGGCAACTTGCCTGATTTCTGATCAGGGCGATTGACGTATGTCAGTGCGCGATCGCCCTGACATACGCTTGGCACGCCGCCAGCGCGATCAGTCCTTGGTCGCCGTCTCCGGTGATGGCGACAATTCGTTGAGCATGCGCTGGGTCAAGTCTGGCGCGCGCTCCTCCATGAACCACGCCGCCGCCGGCGGTACTGGCTGGCACCGAGCAGCCACCGGCTGAATCCGCGGCGTCGAGAAGAACTGACAACCGCAAATCAGCAGTGGCAAGGCGATCGCGCAGGCGAGCTTGATTGGTTTGAGCATCGCTCAGTTCCTTATAGTGGGATTGCTCGCTGGTCGACAGGCGTTGCTCGAGTGCTAGACGCTTATCCTGGTCGCTGCGCACCTGGGCGGCCGCCGCGTTGCTGATGGCAGCGAGATCGCCCTTGTGCAACCCAGACTGTTCGGCAAGTTGCTTGCCATAGCGCCAGTCCTGCACCTTCCACACGCCGCCGGCAGTAATCAGCAGGAGCGTCAGCCCAGCGGCCACTGCCAGCTTCAGCGCGGCCGGGCTCACGGCACATCCTTGAAGAAGATGTGACGACCCAACAGCAGCGTTTGCTTGGCCCCTTTTACCCAGACAGGCGGCCTCGGCATAGTCGTCGCGTAATAGTGCGTGGCACCGCCGGTAGGATCTGGCACTTTGCCGGTCATCACCTGGTCAGCAGCGATCTGCGCTTGAGCAAACTCACGAAACGGGATTGGCTCCGCTCCACTCAAGTACGCGAAGTTGGGATCGTTCTTGTTCCAGCAGCTGAACTGGTAGGGTTTCTGGCACACACCAGCGTACCCCTCCCCCCACCACGACCTGTCCTTGCCGTCGTTCACGCGGTTGCGAATGGTCCAGGCCACGGCGATCTGGCCGGCCAGGGATTCACCGCGAGCCTCACCCCACAGCGTGCGAGCGAGGATGTCGCGGTCTTTGTCGGTCACACTCATCACTAATCTCCAGGCAAAAAAATACCCCGACGGGGCGGGGCTTTACTCGGGCAGTTGGGCAATCCAATCAGGAGGCACTGGTCGGTTCTGCTGACCGGGAAACTCGCCGGCCGCCGGCCAATCTCGTAACGCTTGGCGATAGGCGTACAGTTCAATTCGCTGCTCTGCGCTGATTGGATAATCGGGAAACACGAGAAAGTCAGTGGCCCAGATCCGGGCATTACGCCATCCCCGCTCAGCGGCCTTCGTTGCTTCCAACTGAGCAGACTCGTCCAGCACCCACCCATCCCCGCCCCAAACGTAAAAGAGGCCGGGTCTCTCATGGGTCGTGAAGCCTGCAGGAAGGTTACCCAGATCGAAATGCTGTTGCGGCGAGCCATCGATGATGCTGTAGACCGTGCCGCGATGGTCCGGAAGCTGAACAACCTCTTCTTCCACCAGCGCCCATACACAACCATCTGCCGGAGCGCTCAGCTCTTGCGGCAGTTCGAGGGCGTCGCCTGGTTTCTGCACGCCGATACCGGGTACCACCGGTAGCTCGACAGGACCGAACAGCTCGCCACCCAGGCCAATTATGTAAATCACACTCATAGACACCTCAGATCAGTTTGATGCGGCCGGGATTGGCGATGTTGCGGGGACGGTTTTCACTGGCGGTCGGCACGACGAGCGATGCGTTAAAACTGATCGTGGAGTTATCCCCTGGATCAGCACCGACCACACCAATCTTGGCCGGTGAGGAACCGTAGACCGTCATGGTCATCGCGCCGGATACCACCAGGCTGCCGGCCCGGTACACCGAGGACGCCGCACCGGTGATGTTACGAATGGCATCCCCTTGCGAACTGCCCGCCGTACGCCCGACATCAATCCCGCGGGACTCATCAAGCAGGCGGATAAACTCGGCGCGGCCTTCAGGACTGCGGAAGGTGTTCACACCATCGCCCTCAGTCCAACACCCCTCTTTGCCTACTCGCGCCGCCTCGGTGGTCAGCATTCCCGAGGCTTGCGCGTGGTCCCACACCCACGGCCAATCCGCACGGTTGTAGATCAAACCGTGATAGAGACCCCAACCGCCTGGCGATATCGCAGTAGTTGTCTCAGGAACTGGTCGGCCCAACGGAGTGCTGTCGTAACGGCCAATAGGCCACCAACTGCCGGCGCCATCACTGCGCAAATGCCACCAATCGCCGGCACCCATCAGCACAAAAAACGCATAACCCGCAGCCCTCAGGTGGGTGTGAAACTTGATCTTGTCGGCCCCCGCCGCCGTGACGGTTAAGCGGTTACCGCCGTTATCGATGCGGCGAACAATTACGTCACGAATACCAAGCGCGGCATTCGACGCGGGAAGCGTGATGTTCGTAGCAGCGGCGGTGCTATCCACCAATACCAATCCAAGATCATTAGCGACCAGCACTTTAGAGGCTGCAGTAGAAATCACCACGGTCGCCGTTTTCTTCGCAATCGCCTGATGCACACGTAGCGCCGACATAGATTTTTTGTCGTCTATCCCGTCCTCTGCTTCTTGCTTGCTCGCTTGCTTCACCAGGCCAAGGACGGTATCCGTCGCCTCGGGCGTCGCAGTGGAAAGCAACTCGCTGATGGCCTGTAACAACTGGGTGTTGTCATCCTCATCAGGATCGAGCCCGGCCGCCCCTATCACGGCCAGCATCTCGTTCGTGACGGCATTCCCCCACTGCGCGGGGATCAAAGAACCCGGCGTTCCCAGAAGAGGGTTTTCATCTGCAAACTTGCCGTCGACCAGCCCAACACTGGGCACACTTTTAGGAAAATCCACGTTCTTACCCCTTAGTCATAATTGATGTGCACAACGGTGTGTGCCGGCGCCGGACGGTGGATCAAGCACTCCAGCGCATTCCCCGGGTTTGCGCCGAAGCGCTCGCCCCAGTAGCTGACCCCAAAGCACCGGCCCTGCCGATGGCGGCTTCCGGTATTCAGCGTCCACATGAACTGCGCGCTCCAGGTGCCGAAATGCGCCGCCCCGAACCGAGAACGCCCCATACGGGGCGCTCGGTGTTCGGTAATGGTTGGGGTCGGATAACCCTGACTGACTGCTATCTCAAGGAAGTAGGCCGGGCTCTGGCCTCCCACTTCCACGAGCCTGCGACGGACCGAAAGGCGCCGGTCTTCAAATGCTGGGTTGGGTCCAAGACAAGCATCTGGCAACCCCATAACGGACTCCCAGTCGGCCACCAACTCGCTTACGCCCGAAGGGTCCATCTCATTCAGCAGATCCACGGCGCGGGCATCGAGCCGCGAAAACTCGACAGCGACACCAGTCAGGACCAGATCAATCTCGGGGACTAGATCCGGATCCCAAGCCGGGCCAGCCGGCAGAAGCCCACGGAGCTGCTGCCGGTACTGCTCAGGTGTGCGAGCTACAGCCATGTGATACCCCCGAACGTCAACAGCTGGTTGGTGGCGGCTACCACGTCAGCCACCGGCGCAATCAGTTGGTGATCGGTTTCCCCCGGCGAACCGCTGACCGCCTCGCGGATATGAGAGATCAACAGTTTGTCGCCCAGACCCGCCTCGCGGCTATGCAGATCCTGAAGCTGCGCCGTGATTGCGCTGCGCACGGCAGAGGTATCCGGCACAGCGTGGATGGTGTAATGCACCGGCACCTTGAGCGGTGCCAGTACGTATAACTCTGCCGTTACGGGCCGCCTGAATGGCGCCTCGATGTAAGCTTCAACCTCGGCCAACTGCGCCGGGTTGGGTAGAGGGTCTGGATCGTTGTCTCGCATCACGAACACAGCCACAGTACCTGGCCCCATGTAATTGCCACGGCACCAAGCACGCGTCACCCCCGGGACTTCTAACGCCCAGGTCTCGTAGTCATCTGGCGATCCGCCCTGAGGAATAATTCGATATGAGCGAACCACCCTCGCTCGCAACGACTCGACACTTTCCTTCGCAATGCCGCCCGTCAATCCCGGGGCCAGCACGGTGAAGGAGTTGATGACACCTTCGACTGGCTGGACCAGGGTCAAGGTCAGACCTGCATCAGCGTTGCCAAGCGTCCCGGCGTCGACGGCTTCGATGGTTGTAGTGTTGAGGCCCGCCACCGTAGTGACGCTGGCCTTCACTTTATAGCTGCGCCCATCGCCAGCTTGTAGCACCACGTCGACGTCAAGCACGGCACCCACGGCGGCGCTGAAGCTGACCGGGCCGGTGGCTGGTTGCGCAGGATTGCGAGGCTGATTCAAGCGCAGCAGCGCGATCCGCTCCAAGGTTTCCTCGTCCGCCCGGTCGGGCAGGATTTGATCAACGATCCAATCGAGGTATCCGTATAAGCCGTAGGCCGTGCCGCCCAGCGTTCTCGACAAGATCTGTGCATCAGATCGACGCAGCGAATCGCCGGCCAAGTCGGCCTGGGTGCGACTAATCAGGACAGGTAACGAAGGTGTTTCAAACGGCATAGATCACCTGCCATGAAGAAGGTTGTTTGATTTCAAGCTGTGCGCCGCTGGCGATGGTCAAGGTCGGTATCAGGTTTAAACGATTGACATCGACTTTCTCGCTGGCGATTTCGATAGCGGTGACTTCACCGTCATCCAGCAGCCATTGCAGCGCCTCACGCGCGTACACCTCCGCGTCACGCTGGGTTTGCGGGGTCAGCTTTACGCGCCGTAACAACCAAAGGCGCGAGCCGATACGGTCATCGGCGATGGCCGGGTAACTGTCGCCCCACCATCCAAAGCGCTCTTCGTCATCGACAGGATCATCGGTTTCGGCACGGCGCCAGGTGTACAGGCTGATGGTCACGGCGCGAATCAGGCTTGCCTCTACCGAGCTGGGAATAATCATCACGCCTCCGGAATGGGCGGCCCACTTTGGTCGCTGCCGACCAGCACGCCGCCGTGTAGGTGTTCGATTTGGCTGACACCCCCGGCCACCTGATCACCCTGCGACACGACCTGCCCTGTCTGGGTGATGATCGGGGTGTCGAAGTTGACGGAATTCGTCGCTTTGATATTCAGCGTCTGGGTTTCGATATCGATTATCCGGCCGCGCTTGAAGTGGATCCTGTCACCCTCGTCGGTGTAGATGGCCACCTCACCTGGTGCCATTGATTGAATGCGGTACCGGCGATCAGTGGCCACCAGCACCACGGCATGGGAGCGGTCTCCACCGATGAACGCCGTCAGCACCTCGGCCCCGGCCAAAGGGTTGCTGGTAAAACCGTAGGGCTCGAAGTGTTCTGCTCCGTCCTTGATCTCTCCCGCCGTGAGTCGCACCTGTAGGCCCTGAAGCTTTTTGGCGGCGTCGACAATAACCACCGTGCCGCGTGCCAACATATTTTTTAGGTTCATTTTTTTGGCTCGTAGTCAGCGGGTAGGAGGTATTCAAAGTTGTCGCCTTTGCCACCCTTCTTCACTTTCCGTTTGCTGTGCGGATCCTTCGGCTCGGGCTCAAAACTTTCAGGCGGCCCCACCTCCAGTTTCGTGACCATCCCCTGTTCACTCAGGGTGTAAGTAATGCGCGAGATCAACATGTCCCGATCCATGCCGATGATCGGATCGATCACCCGCGTGATCATGTTGTGCCGCCACAGCTGACCGTTGGACTGGCGCCATCCCTGCACGGTGTAGGTAACGGTCATGGCTTTGCCCATGCGGCTGCTCCGTTCCCAATTCGCCCGGGCCTGAGCCAGCTCGTTGGTCACCTGACCCGTCTCTTGAATGATCAGAACCCGTCTCCGGGTGGTGCGATCGTCGGTAACCTTGGCGGAAACCTCCGCCGCCTCGGGACCGAACTCAAGGTCCGTACCGCTCTTCTGGCCCAGCACCTGGTACTCAGAAAACACCCCGGAGAAATCCAACGGCGCATCCCCTGTCTTGACGTTCTTACCTACCTCAATTGCGTCGAAGGTGCGGCCTCCACTGCCGGGACTGGCAAGCACCGCAGCGCCACGGGCGTCGTCGGTAGAGAACACCCGGAACAACGTCAGCAATCGATCCGTGGAGGCGAACGCCGTTTCGCCGGGCTCGATGGTGTGGTCAGAAAGCTTGCCGCCTTCAGGGATCTCGCTATGGACCTTCACGCCGTAGGGCTCGGCCAGCGCCTTGACGATGGAGAGCACCGCCTGATTGCTCCACTGGCCAGGCTTGTTCACCGCCGAGCAGTCCACCAAGTCCGCCGTCAATGAGCGCCCTATAATCGACTTGGTAATCTGTTTGTCGTCGTAGCTGACCGGTGTGGCGAAGACCCAGGCGGTCAGCACCAGGTCATCGCCGATGCGCACCTGGCACTTGTCGCCCTGCCTGATCGGAATGTTCTGGATCTGCCCCGGCCACGTCCATGTCAGCGACACGTTGAAGGAACGGGCTTGGTCCTCAAGCCCGGCGGTGATTTCCACCGATTTCCAGCCGAAGTAATCCAGGCCATCAACCGTGAGGCTGACCGCATTTTGATCATCAGACATGGTTACCTCTGGGCGATTTTTATGGGCACCGCCGGCACAAACCCGGGATGGTGGATGCGATTGCGCTGCACAAGCTCGGGAGCACGGGACGCATCACCAAAGCGGCGGTAGGCCAGCACCAGCGCCGACAAGGTTTCAGGCGGCGTGATATCCACCAGCCTGACCCCAGATTGAGCGACGGCCGTCAGGTGCTTCACCACCGTCTGGCGAAAGTGGTTCAGCACCAGGTAATGCTCGGGATCCGCCTTCAGCGAGGCTTCGTGAATCACCTCGTTGAGATTGTCACGCAGCTCGATCACGTCATCAGCAACCGGCACATCCGGGCGGACGATGGGTTGAAGCGCCTGCTGGTCTACCGCCGGCGGCGACTGAATAGACTCCGGCTGTGATGCCACCGGCATTTCGCTGACTATCAAACCGATCTGGACCAGCGTCGAGTCCTGTACCAGGTTCGCGGTCGCTTGCGAGGCAGTGACCGCATCAGTCCCGCCAATCGAGCTAACAGTGTTGATACTGCTTGCCGCTTCGGTTTGTTGCGTGGCTTGCGCCACCGCGCCCCGATATCCAGCATCCGAGCCACTGCCTGAACTGGACCGTCCGCCTGAACTGGAACTGAAGAAATTGAAGCCAGAAAAGCTGCTGAAGTAGCTGGAGAACAACGACGACAGCGAGCCCGGCGAATTGATCATTGACTGCGCGAACCCCGTGAGGTCGGTGAACACGCTGGTGAACGGTGTGAACTGCTGCTGGATCACAGAGAACACATTCGACATGCTATTGCGCATTTGCAGCAAGCCGAGCCGAGCCTGATTCACCGTGGCCATGGACGACTCATAGCGATTGAGCGAGGAGGTCAACAGGCTTTCGGAGGAGTTCACAACCTGTGCCTGGGTGTTGACCTTGGCGGCCGGCGTCTTGAGCGGGACGTCCGGATAGAACGTCAGATCAAAACTGATCATGCCCCCGCCCATCAGGTCGTGAGACATTTCGCACTCACCAGCCTTGACCTGCATCCGACCGAGCCAGGGGTGCACCAACTCCCCGGCCTCTGGTGTACTCAGCGCCTCAATCAACTTGTCTCGGCGCTCGAAACAGTCATCACCGATGACCCACCCTGTCATCTTGTGCACCTGGGATTGTTTGCCCAGTTGCTCAAAAAATGGGGTGTCCCGCTGCGGAAACTCGTGCAACTGCCCCTTCATGCCCACCGGCACTGACGTCTGAGGAATCAGGAAGCTGATTCCCCGGAACGAGGCCGGCAACAGCTTGTCACGCCATGTCTCTGTCATGTGCCAGACCTCATCACACCAAGGGTTCGGGTACCGACGCTGGGCTTGATACTCAGGCCGGGCTGATTGGTTTTCGCTTGATCGACCGTCGTGCCCGGCGGGGCGCCGTTGAGGTTGATGTTGAGCTCACCGTTGAGCTTCGATGCCTGATTGGCCGAAGCCTGCTGAAGCAGACCGCTGGACTGATTGGCCAGATTGGGCCGACTCAACAGCTTCTCGGTGCTCGGGATACCGGCAGCGTTTTTCATCATCCGCTGATAACGCTGCGCCCCCTCGACAGCGCCAGCCTCCACAAATGAACCATCACCACCACCCGGCCCCGCATTGCGCACGCGCTGCTCTTCAGCAAACTGGTTGGCCTTGTTGGTCGCGGTCTTGATGATGCCTTCACCACCCTCGCCCCCACCGAAGTACTTCATCATCGGCTCAATGATCGGCTTCAGCGTGGCCCACAGATCCTGGAACCACGCGGTGATCGGTTCCCAGTTCTTGACGATAATCCCCAACGGAGACCAGTCGAACATGTGACTCAGGAACTCGATAACCGGACCTGATACGGCGACCAGCACATCCCAGAGCGCCGAGAACAACTCAGTCAATGGACCCCAGTTTTCGATCACCAAGCCGATCGGCGAGAACGCGAAGGCTTGTTTGAACCAGCCCCAGAGGGCCATGGCCGGGCCTTGGATCTTCGCCCACAAAGCCTCGAAGTAAGGCGCCAATGTCGACCAGTTGGCTACGATCAGCCCTGCCGCTGCGGCAATGGCTATCGCCGCAATGCCGATCGGCGTTGCAGCAAAGGCAACACCGAGCAGACGCACGGCGACGGTGGCCGCCAATACGCCGACTCGAATCGCGGTGAAGGCAATCCCTGCCATTCCCAGCCCTCGGACCAAAGCGGGGTTCGCCTCGATGACTTGGGCCACCTTCGCCACCATCGGCTGGAGAGACTTGGACACCATATTGATGGCTGGCAGCAACGCGTCGCCGATAGCGCGGGCAACACTCGCAGCTGTGTTGCGCAGCAGTTGAAGGTTGTTTGCGGTAGTGGCAGCCCTGGATTGATACTCCTGATCCATCGAGCCGCCGTACTTCTTCTGGTCGGTGACTTTCTGCAGGTTACTCTTGAGCAGATCAAGGTTCGTCAGCAAGGGAGCAATGGCACCCACAGACTCGCTACCAAACATTGTTGTTAGCAAGCCCGCCTGCGACTCTGGTTTAACCTTACTGATCCTTGTGAGCAGATCGAGCATAGTGCCCTGAGCATCTTTCTGCATGCCCACCGCTACGGCCTTTGAATCCAGCCTGAGCGCCTTGAAGGCCTGCTGCTGCCCCTTTGTGGCAGCCTTGCCCTTGGTGAGTGCAAGCATGAAGTTTTTGATACCGGTTGCAGCAACTTCCTGCTCGATGCCCACCCCGGCCATAGTCGCGCCAAGTGCCGCGATTTGGCCCGATGCAAGGCCCGCAATAGCACCCAGTGGACCGATGCGCGTAACAATGTCTGAAATCTGCTTCGTGTTCGCCGGCCCAGTGTTGCCGAGGTAGTTGATCTTGTCCGCAAGCCCAACGACATGGTCCTGTGTCATTTTGAACGACGTCCGCCATTTGGCCATCATGTCGCCGCTTTGTTCGGCGCTCTGGTCAAAGGCGATGCCCATCTTCACAGCCGCTTCGGCAAAGCCCAGCAATTCTTCCCGGGCAATACCTGACTGCCCCCCGGCGGCGACAATCTTGGCGATGTCACCTGCGGCCATGGGCAAGCGCTCAGACATTCGTCCGATATCGTCACCCATCTGTTTGAACTGTTCGGGCTTGTCGAAGTTGACGACTTTGCGAACGTCCGCCATTTGAGACTCAAAGTCGATGGCGGCCATCGCACCGGCAATAAACGGCGCAGCAAGCGCGCCCCCAGTCATCACGTCTCCGAAACTGATCTTACCGAGCCCCGTTTTGTCGAGGCCTTTCTTGAAGCCCGCGATGTTCTTGCGAATGCCGGATAGCTTCGGCGATAGCTTGTCGACGCCGGTGATCAACGCCTTGAGCTGGAATTTGTCCCCCATCACTACACCTGCTGAAGTTCGTTGATGCGTTGGGCATGTACAAGGCTTTCGCTGAGCACATCCAATGGCCTGGCCATCATCTGTTCGGGGTCAACCTTCCAGAACCAAGCCAGGTCGTAGGCGACTGAAATCAGGTCGGTGACGGAGCCGACGCCGCAGTCATGAAAAAACCGGCGATCGCCCAACTCAGGGTATTTAGGTCGGACAAATCCAGCTGGTTGACGGAGGACGGCGGGATGCCGGCGCAGACGGCGATGTATTTCGCGGTGACATCCATGTCGAGGCTGACTTCCTCGTTTTTGTCGATCTTGTACGGCAGCGCCTTGATGGCTCGCACTTCCTGTACGGTTGGGCGACGCAAGTTGAGAACAGTCAGCTGTTCGCCCTGTGCCTCGATGGGCACCTGAAGTGTTACTACGCCAGTCATTGCCATACTCCTTTGATGCCGTCGAACTGAAATTCGATAGTGCCGTCATCGCCTTTCGACGCAGGCTCATCGACGAGGTAAGCACCCGAAAGCACGTAGACCTTGCCGTTGCTGAATTCACAGGTGACCGTCATGTCTTTGCCTTCGGTCAACGTTTTGATCGGAAGATCCGGATCATGGATCACGGTCATCTTCAGATGAGGCGCCAGCTTTTCTTCCTTGTAATAACCGGGGTAAATCGTCTCGCGTTTTACATCCATCAACGGCGCCTCGGCGCCACCAGTGACGGTCAATTGTGTGCCGTCCACTTTGATGTAGGCCGTGCCCGCTACTTTTTTGCCCATGGGTTGTATCTCCAGAAGGAAAAAGCCCGCTCGGGGCGGGCTTGGTGATCGTGATCAGCGTTACGCGGCAGCGTCGTACTGGAGGCGGAACTGGTTGAGCAGCGCGAAGATACGCAGACCGTTGATGTAGTCCGGCGGGAACAACACGTTAATGCGACTTGGGTCGTTGCTGTCACGCTCCACCACCAGGTGTTCGGCGAACAGATCGGCGTTTTCCACGTGACCCTCCCGCTCAAGCTTCCCGTACTGCGCAATCAGCTCGCCGCGGATCGTACTCGGCGTGACAATGGGCTGACCGGCGCCGAATTGCGTACCGTCGTTGGCCAGCTTGTGGCGGCCGTATTTGCTAGTGATGACGCTCTGCATGCGCCGGATGATGAACGCCGACTGATGCATGGTCTCGCTGTCCAGGTACGAGTTGTCTGCCTGGCCATAGGCGTTCTTTTGATAGGTGGTAATCGAGCGCTGAATGCGTACGTAACCACCTTCGTAGTAAGCCGTGGCCAGACCGTAGGTCAACAGTGACTGCCGTTCGGTCAGTGTGAACCGCTCACTGGCCGGCGCCGGATCAAGCCCCGGCAGCGAGCCGCTTTGCGTTGGCCGGCTGGCGTCCGCCGAGATGAACACCGAAGTGCGTGCTGCCAGCGCCGCAGCCTGCACCCAGACCGGCTGAGGCACACTCTGCTCCATCGCCTGAATAGTCATGTGCTGATCATTGCGCGCCTGACCGACGGCCACCAACGTTCCCAATGTGCCGCGCTTCGCGCTGTAGACGTGGCCAAACAATTGCTTGGCCCAGCTCCAACGTCCCGTGTTGTCGTCCATCGCATCTCGCCACGTGTTCAGCGTGGTGGTGTCCGACCAGGGTACACAGATGAATTCGAAAGGTTCGTCGCCCAACGCGGCGACAGCGTCGATCTGATCCGGAGCACCGACACCGCCCGTCATCGGCGTCGCGACAACGGCCAAGCCCGCCGGGGTCGCTTCGCCGTTGGACTTGCCCAGGCGATTCAGCATCAGCCCAATGTCGTTGCCGCTCTCGCCCTTCCACTTACAAGTGAGCGTGACAACACCAGCACCGGCCAAGGCGGTGACCGGCAGGTCTGGGGTGGCATTGATCTTCACGGCCAGGGCCGCAGCCGCAATAGCCGGGGTGGCTGCCGAGACGACTACCGATTGCACGCGAACACCGCCAACGTACAGGTTCAACAAACCCGGCTCGGTCGCAGCGCCAGTGATAGTGACGGTCGCCGTTGCAGCGGCACCGGTATCGCTCTGAAGCGGCAGACACCAGATCTCGCCGATCGGGTCGGCTTTGCGCCACGTTTCATACATCGCCGCCAACATCGAGCCTTGCCCGCCAATGTCTTTGGCCAGTCCCAGACTCGAGACCAATACCAACTTGCCAATGCTATCGCTGGTGGAATCACCGTTGACCTGAGCGACAATCAGCCGTCGCATCGCCGACGATGCACTGTTGGCCGCCGAGTTATCCATCTCCGCATAGAACAGCGGCACACGGACATCGGCGGGGATGTTGCTGAATCCGATAGCCATTATTGCGCTTCCTCAGCTTTCGGCGTGGTAACGCCCTTGGTGGATGGGGCCTTATCAGCCTTGAGGGTGACGTCACCGTCTGCCTTGCGGCGGCGCCACCAGGCATTATCGGGGACTTCCCGACCATCGGCGGGCAACAGATCGCCAGCCTCCGGATCGGGCACAGAGCGGCCAGAGGCCGGCACCACAGCGATGCGTTTGGTCATGGTGTTACGTCTCCTGAGAATTTCGCTTCAATGCGCCCATCCGGGCCAGGTCGTTGCAGGTTGGGATCTGCGGGATCGATGCAGTCCATGTTGAAGGTCGCGCCGGTAAAAGCCGGCAAGCCATCGAGCTCCAGCTCGTGCCAAGTTTCGGCAGCATCATCTTGCTTGCTGCGCCCAAGCTGGAACTCGGCAGTGAACAAAAACTGGTACACCACTCGCGCGCGACTGGTGTGAAGCATCACCCCTTTGCCGTATTCGATTGGGTCGTATTCCGCTGCCGGACGCCAACCAATAAGCGATCGCCAGAGTTCGGCACGCAGGTCATGCAACAGGTCATTGGCTTCCTGCCCACGCTCGTCACCAGCATCGAGAACAATCACCACAGCGAATTGATCCGTGATGTCCTGAATGACTGCGTTTTGCGATTTGTTCGGGCCTGCCGCATCCGCCGAAGCAATGACGTAAGCCGCCGGCAAAGCCAGCTTTGCAGTTTCTACAACAGCATCCCAATCGATGCCGCCGGTGACTCGGCCAGCAAAGGTGGGGCATGTCGCTCGAAGGTGAGCAACAATCGGATTCAGTTTCATTGATCAAATCCCAGGTATAAAAAAACCCCGCATCAGCGAGGTTTTTTTGAACAGAACATTCAGCCCTTTTTAAAACTTTCCACAATGGCACCGACGTCTATATCAGTGGGGAGTGGAAGATTCATTACAGCGATGTCAGGCTCATTGGAAAACTGAGTTTCAGCCAGCCCCCGAGCAGTGCCGTTAATTGATTTAAATTTCCCTGCATCAAGAAGCCAAATATGGGGGGCGCTTTTGCCACCAATCATACTGGCACTGCAACCAACCATAGAACGCTGCCCAAAGACTTTTGAGGTGCAATCCACCGGGTTATCTGAAAAAACTTTGTGGTTTATATAAATCAGCGTAATCCGATCCAGTACTGGTTGCGAAACCTGTCGGCTGGCAATGTCAGCTGCTATTGCGCGATCTCGTTCCTGATCAATTTTTTTTGCATTTTCAACTACCTGCTGCGCGGCCCTATCACTTTCCATCTTTGCTTTCTCAGCAGGCGTAGGCTCGGGCAGAATCGACGACAACACCAACACGCCCACAACTAAACCACCAATGGCACCAATCGTATGAGCAGCAGGTTTTGGCAGTTTTCCACGGTAACGAACTACCAGTGACCACACCAGAGCCACCACGACAATGGGGACCAACAAAATCAACGCTTTCATAGGTAACTCCCTGTTAAAAGAGCAGCAAGCCTATCCCAAACCAGTTTCGTGAGTCACGTCAACGCCGCCGCGAACGCAGCCTTCAAAAGTGACTGAACCTGCGAAGATGAGTCCTGCAGGGCGTCGGCCATGTAGTTGTCACGGGGTTTGATCCGCCATTCGCCGGAAGCTCGCTCCGCCAGCGCCGCAGCCCGCGCCCCATTGGCTCGGCGGTTGGATTTGCCTTTGCCCATCCCGGGTGCGAGCTTTCCGAGCTTCTTACCGCGCTTCACCCCGTAATGCAGGTAAGCCGGGTAGAAGTCCTCCATGGCCGAGGTTTTGGAGGGAGAGATGCGAACAAGAAAGCCAGAGCGGGACACCTTGAACCCGATCGACTCCACCGTGGCACCGGTGCGGGTGGTCGGGTAACCATCCTGGCCACCGCCAAGCGCGAGATTCATCTGGGCTTTTTGTGTAATCAGTAGCCCGACCTTGCGCATCCCGGCGCGGATCTTGCGTTTGTCGAAGACATCACGCTCGAACTCGTCGAAGCCTTCGACGTGCAGGTAACCATCAATCGACGCTGAGTTAGACATAGATCCCTCCCCCCGCAAGTTGCGGCCCCAACTCTTCTACTTCGAGCAGGGTAAACCGGCTGTTACCGTTCATGTCCGCGACCCTACTCACCCGGTAGATCGTGTCGCCATGAACAACTTCGTGGGATTCGCTCATTCCTTTCAGGTAATAGAGGATCACCCGGTGGGTAATCTTCACATCGGTCTGAACTCCATTCGCATAAACAGCAGTGCCGACAGGCTCTATCTTTGCCCACCGTCTTTTCTGATCGGTGAACAACGATTCAAGCCCTTGGTCCGAAGCCGGGATGTCCGCCCTCAACCTCAGGGTGATACGCCGGGTCAGCTCCCCAGCGCTCGGTTCGCGCATCGCCATAGTCAGAACCTCGGCGGAACGGTGATATCTGCCACCAGGTGGTCAAGAAACGCCGAAGGTAGCTCCGCCAACGTCTGGCCCACCAGGAACATTTCCGGGTGTCGGTAGATTGTCGCCGCGGCCATCAACAGCCAGTTGCGTACACCGGGGTTGAGGTCAAGATCGAGCCCAGCCTTGTATCGGATTCGGAGACGGCCGCCTGGCCGAACTGCGGGGAAGTGCAGGAAACTTTCCCGCTGATCCTGTCGCAGGTCGAAGGGGCCGAGTTGCTCGACCCAACTGCCGTCTCCCTGCTGGGAGAACACCGAGACAATCTCGCTCGCTTGGCCAACATCGAGCGCATGTCCACTCTGCCGGTCTGCGGGCCACTCTTCTTCGTAGACGGCTCCCCGGATCGCAGCACCCGTTTTCGACTCGCATTGAGTGGTGACGCCAGGGATGATGATTTGCTCGATCAACTCTGGCGCCATGTCCTCCGGCTCAACACGGCACTGAAACGCCACCTGGTCGAGCGTCAGGACCGGATCACCGAAGTACTCCATTCGACGGGCCATGACTTACGGCTTCTCGTCGAGTTCTTCGTTTTCCTGCTGTTCCTGCTGCTCTTTCTCTTGCTCCTGCTGCTGTTCTTCTTGTTGCTGCGCCGGCGGCTGTTTCGCAGCAGGTGCTTTGACCGCAGCAGGTGCTTTGACCGCAGCCGTCTTGCCAGCCGGCGGCTTGACCGCTTTTTCAGCGGAGGGCTTTTCAACGTAAAGCTTCGCACGGCCCGACTCAATCAGGGCAGTGGCGGCATCAGAATCAAACCCAGCGGTTTCGCCGACTGCGTAGCCGCGCCATTCTTTCTTGAAGGTGACGATTAACATAGAAGCCATAATATTGCCTGCCCATGTAGTTGGCCCCGCATTTGAGCAGGGCCAGGGGGATTACATACCGGCGCCCCAAGTGATGCCGGTACCCACGGAGATCGACTCGACGTGACGCGGGCCGAAGTCGTGCTTGCTGATCACGCGGACAAGGGTCTGGTCGCGCTGGAACGCGCTCACCGTGTTACCGGCGCCGTCCTTGTAGGACGCCTCAGTACTGATCGCAATTGCCAACGTGGTGTCTTCGCCGATGTAGCAGTCAGCGAAGTTCACGAAGTAGATCTCAGACTCGTTACCGCCGACGCCCAGGTTGACAGGCACCTGGGTGGTCAGAGCCACTGGGTAGCCCTTCAACATGCCAGCGTCGATTTCCGGATAAGCCTTGTTGCCGTTGCCGTCGCGCAGCGATTGCAGCCAGCGGATGGTGCGAGGCGCCATGATCCAGCCACAGCCCGCCAGGTCCACGTTGGCCCCCTCCAGACGCAGCATCATTCCGCCCAGGTACAGGTCAACAATGGCGAGCGTTGCGCCGGCAGGCGCCCCCATCACGTTCCCAGGCAGGGCCCAGTAGCGCAGGCCCTTCGGAAGTGACCCAGTGCCAGCACCGCGGATGAAGTGAAGATCTTCCGATAAGCCCATGCTGACCGCCAGATCACTGCTGACCTGGGAGTCGATGCGCGGGTTGACGCCTGCATACGCCAACAGGTCATTGGAGATTGGCACTATCGCAGCGGCCTTCTTCGCAGAAAGCTTAAGGTCACCGAACTGCATATCGGTGATCGCAATGTCTTCCTCGGTGCCCAGGTAGGTCACCTGAGTATTGCCCAGCACACGGGGCATGGTCAGGTTGCCGTTATTCAACGGCAGACTGATTGCGCCCATCTTGCGCACCACGGATTTTGGCCGCAGCGATTCGATGACGCTGGTACTGAAATTTTCCGGTACCAGCACACCACCCGAACCCGGGGTAACAGTAGACAGCGCCATGTGAACGTCGGCACCGTAACCGCCCGTCTTGGCCATTTCAGCAGCGACTTGCTGATTACCGCCAGCCTGGACCATAAGGCGCACCATCTGCGCCATCGCCACACCTGGCTTAGTTGGTTCGCTGTGAGTGCTGATATGGGTGGGTGAGCCTTTGTTGCCCTGCGCACTTTCCTCTACAGGCACCGCTGCTGCTGCCGCGATACGCTCGGCGCTTTCGGCGCGAGTAATCTTCGCGGTCATTTCGTTGATCTGAGTTTCCAGCTGCGCGAACTGCGAGAGCTGCTCGACCGTGAGGCTAGCACCGCCGGCCTCGATCTGGGCCAACGCCTGGACCTGAGTCACCAGCTGGGCGCGTTCGCTACGCATTTGAAGTACAAGGGACATGGTGCCTCCTGGGCATTAAAAAACCCGCACAGGGCGGGCTTCGACGACTGCCGCGAACGCGGTCAGATCAGTGTTTGAAAATTCAGGGCTGCTGCACGGACCGCCAAGCGGCCGGGCTGCCTGTTGGATCGGCTCAGTGCAACCGAATGAGACAGGTCATCTACGGCTTGTTGCGGGCTTTGCAGACGATCAGCGAGGCCGGCGTTGATACCTTGTTGGCCTCGAAACAAACCGGCCTCGGTGGCCATAACCTGCTGGACCGACAACCCGCGATACTCGGCCACGGCGCTGGTGAAAAGCTGATAGCTCTCCTGGACAACATCGTTCAAGTACTTCAGCGACTGCTCGCTCAAAGGTTCATGAGGGCTCATGTCGTTTTTGTGCGCACCGGCATAGACGGTAGTGACCTTCACGCCCATACCCTCCTCCATCTTGGAGCGGTCCATGTGGCTGGCGATGACGCCGATTGAGCCGACGCCACTCGTCTGGCTCACCACCAGCTCGCTACAGGCTGCGCCGATCAGGTAGCCGCCGCTGTAGGCCATGAAGTTGACGATGCCGGTGATGGGCTTCTGCTGAGCCATGGCGCGGATATCGGCGGCCAGTTCGAACGCGCCGACGGCAGAGCCACCGGGGCTGTCGATGTCCAGCACGATCCGCTCGACCATCGGATCCGCGACCGCGTTGCGAATCTGGACCCGCAACGACTCATAACTGGTCATCGTCTCGCACATGCTGACGTGACTGCCGCGACTGACCAGCACGCCGCTGACCGGAATCACCTCGATACCGGTGCGTGCGATCGCCGTACGGCGTTCTTCTTCACGCTGGGCGATACGGTCCATGCCGTCATCAGACCACAGCTTGGCGCCGTCCAGAGCGCCGATGTTGACGATGTTTAAGCTCATTGCCTGATTGGCCCAGCGAACGCCGAGGTCCAACATGTCAGGCGTCACCAGCAGCGGCTGATTAAACAGCAGGCTGGAGGCTCGCAGGTAGTTTTTCATTGCGCCAGCATCCTCTCGATTTCAGCGTGCTGAAGCTCTAGGTTGGCTCGCACGGTTGGGTTGGTCAGGTCAGGTCAGGGGCGCCTTTACCAGCACCCACCATATTCAAGGGTTGCAGGTAGACATCGCCACCCTGAACGGGAGGCATGTTTTCCAACCGACGGATGTCGTTGACGCTGAGCCAACCCCATTGCCGGCCGATGGCATACGCTTCGTACCGACTCTTCTGGTCACCGCGCAGCAGGCCGGACAGGTTGAACTCAATGAAGTAGTTACGCCGGTCAGCAGGCAACAGGAAGTCGCGCATCATTGATTGTTCGTGACGCTTGACCCAGGGCAACAAGGCGAACACCACGAACTGGATCATCAATTGTTCAAGGGTGTTGTAGTTGGACTTCTCCAGGTCGTTGACCATGGGCAGCGGGATTTTGTAGATCCGGGCGATATCAGTGCCGCTGGTTTTGAGGATGCCCAGTACCTCGGCGTCGACGTTGTTCATCGACACGGGCTTGAAGGTCATGCCCTCTTGCAACAGAGCGACCTTCTTGGCGTTGTCCATGCCGCCGAACTTCTGCCCCCACTGATCAACGATTTTGTCGATGCTGCCCTGATCCTTGATCGCCGGAGCTTCGCGTGGTCGCTCGATCACACCGGAGACGGTCACGCCATTGGCGAAGCTTTTGCCGGTGTACTGCCGCACGGCTTGCGCCAACCCTATCGACTCGGCATGCACCTCAATCGGCGACAGCCCAACATAGTGGTTGGTGCTGAACCATCGAACGTGATGGATCATGCGCATCGGCAGCGCTTCACCGCCGCCGATCCGGTAGTACGGCAACATGTCGCCGCCCTTCAACACCTGGACCTTGTCGTTACACAGCGGCCATAGTGCGCTGATGTTGCCGTCGTCTCGGCGGTCGATAAAGCTGTAAGCGTTGCCTCGCAAACCCGCAGCGCCCTGGGTGCACTCACGGTATTCGTAAGGCGTTTGAAAGCCGTTAGGCTGATACCGCAGAACGTCATAGGCCGGGTGATTGATGGCCGCTTCTCGCTGGCCGTTATCCATGCGCTTGTACATCTCGCAAGGCAGTTGCCCGATGGTCTCGGCCAAAAGCGTGACGCAGTTCTGCAGGATGGGGAGGCCTAATGCTGATTCGGGCGTGACCTTCACGCCCGAGCTGTTACGACCGCTTCCAATCAGACCACGCCAGAACCCGCTACCCGTCTCGGTCAGGTTGCCGCGCCCTTCGCCGAGCACGCTTGAAAAGAACATGCTCAACCTCCTTGGGGTTTGGATTTGGCTTTCAGTGCAGCAGATGCGCGATCGGCGAGGAATGACCAGGCCATCAAGCCGAGCCCAGCGAAGATGCAGGCGGTCGGCGGGCTGATCATTGCCACGCCGCACACCGCCAGCCCAAAGCCCAGCAGACCGGCCAACCATGAAAGGATGACCAATTTCATATACCCGCCCCTTCGTCGTAGATGGATTTACCGCTCGGCCCAGCTGCCTTGCTGCTGATGCCGACGGCCATTATGGATGCGACGATGCCGTCGATCCGGCCCGTCGCCTTGGCCTTGTCGGCCTTACGGTTGTTGGCTGGATCGGAAACAATCACCGCGTTGCCGGCGCACCAGGTCATTACCGGGTTGCCGTCGTGACGCAGGGTTTCAACTGTCTCGCTTTCGACGACCTCCCAGTCAGCAGGATCGAGATCGATCACGTCCTGCTCAGGGGCCAGCCCCAGCAGACGGCGCTCGAACTCATCGACTGCCGGCCCCATGTCCTTGTAGCCCTGGCCGAAGCCCACCATTTCCGGCAGCGAGATGTCGTATTCGGACATCAGCTGCAGCAGGTCTTCAATGCGCCACCGGTCATAAGCGATGCGCTCGACGTCGAAGTACGCACAGATCGTGACCAGGCGACGCAACACATGCAGCTTGCTGATGGCCCGGCCCGGGGTCGTTTCAAGGTGCCCATCTTTAAACCACATGGCGTAGGGCACCTTGTCGCGATCCTCGCGCCCTTGAAGGTCGTCGTCCGGGATCCAGAAGTACGGCAGCAGACGCCAGTGCGGATCGTGCGGGGCGGGCCAGAAGATCAGGACGAATGCGGTCAAGTCCGTGGTGCTGGCGAGATCGAGCCCGCCGACGCATCGGCGGTTGCGCAGTAGCCGCATTGGCACGCGCTCTTCGGCTTGCTTCCAAACGCCCCAAGAAATCCACGGGGCATCGGCTTGTGTCCACTCGCAGAAGTTGAGACGGCGCACCACCGACTCTTGAGCCGGCAACCCTCGGGCCGACTGGACCTGCTCACGCAAGTACTTGCGACCGGGGATGCCGTCGCTCTGCCCTTCGGCGATGTAGTCCAGCGAGGGGTTGACCTTGGGCCAGCAGGCCTCGTCTTTGAACGGGTCATCGCCTTCATCCAACGAGCAGATGAACGCGAAGAAGCTGTCATCATCTTCGATGGCTGCGCAGATCCGAACGCCAAGATCGTGGTACTGACCGCAGACAGTCTTCTTGTCGGAGCCGCTGTTGGTGATCATCACGACCATGGCTTTGCGGCGGTTCTTGGTACCAGCGCGCATCATGTTTACGGTGGAAGCGCTCTTATGCTCGTGCAGCTCGTCGAGCAAACCAATATGCGGCCTTGGACCGGACTTGCCTTCGTCGGCGCTGATGGGCCGGAAAAAGGAGTTTGTGTTCGGGTAGAACAGGTTCCAGACTTTTTCATCGCGACCAGACTGCACAAGTCGCGAGCAAAGTTTCCTCGACATGTCGACCATCGATACGGCGTCACGGAATAGGATCATGGCCTGGTCGCGCTTGGTAGCAGCCGCGTAGATTTCGGCGCGCTGTTCGCCGTCCGCCACCAACCCATAAAGGCCAATGCCGGCGACCAGGGGACTTTTGCCCGAGCCTTTTCCTGTCTCGATATAGCCGAGTCGGAATCGGCGATAACCGTCAACTGTCATCCAGCCGAACAAACTACCAACTACAAAGGCTTGCCATGGCGCGAGCATGAAGGGCATGCCTTCGTAGTCGCCCCCGTTGAGGCAAAGGACATCTTCGAAGAAGCCAATGGCGCGGTCGACGCGCTCAAGATCCCAGATCAAACCACGAGACGGGCCGTGCTCAAGATCCCGAAGGTGGCGTTTACAAGCGTTACGAACATTGGGGCCAGCGATGATTTCGCCTGCCAGGACGGCATTGGCAAAGCTGGTAACTCGGTCGTCAGCTGAAGTACTTGTCTGCGGCGTCTCGTTGGTCATTTGGGAATAGATCACCTTGCGGTGCCGGGGCAGTTTTCAGGTTGCGCCTGGACATTGGCGACATGCCGAACTGGGCGCCGGCAGCGTTGGCACGCTTCTCCGCGTCGTTCGCGAGTTGCCGAAGGACGTGCATCTGTTGCGCACCGGTCTTGAAGGTCTGGATATCGCCACCCAATTCGTCATCGGATGCTGCATTGCGCTTGGTGATCAGCCGCTGGTAGCGCCGCCAATCGGCTACGGCCTGGCAGTAGGTGGCCAGCGCCATCGAATCCAACTGTGAAACGATGCCAAGGGAGATCAGCGCCGGGACCAATTCGTCCCACTCGGCGATCGCTTCAGCGGATAAGACATCGGGCCGTGGCGGCGCGCCCACCGGTACGGCCGGCCTCGCTACCTCTGCGAGAAGATCATCACGATTTTCCCGGCCCTTGTTTCCTTGCAAAAGTTTGAGCGCCGCCGGCATTCCGGGGCGACCCGAGTTTCCATTTCCGGCCATAAATAACCCCCTGCCTGGTGATACCCCCCCTCCCTCATTTTTCCCGACTTTGCGAAGCGAGGGGGGCGAGCGGTCTAGAAGAGAATCCGAACGAAGTTTTTCACCCCCCCTACCCTCGGGGTGGTGCCATTTTTTGGTGCGCCGGAGGCGGCTGATCATCGGTTCCAGTGGTGCCCCGGATCGACTGGCCGGCCGTCGGCCTGACAGCCAGGGAGCCGACCGCTCTTCTCCATCCGTTGCTTGGTCGAGTCATGACAGAACTTGCACAGGCTCGCCCAGTTCTTGGGGTTCCAGAACAACTTCCATGCAGCCTTGATGCGAGCAGGATCACCACTGTCCTTGGCGTCCTTCAGCTTCGGCGCAATCTTGTGGTCAACGACAGTGGCAGCTATCGGTCGTTGATCGGTCGAACACATGGTGCAGTAGGGATGCTGACGAAGATGCCCATCACGAGACTTCTGCCACTTGTACCCATAACCACGCTCAGTGCTGCTGCCTCGTCGATCATCGTTCGGACTGGACATCGGCAGGAGCCTCGCTGACACCGAGCCGCTTCGCGACCCAGCGCTCATACAGCCCAATCGCCACATCAGCGCCGGCCATCGCGGTCAGGCAACCAATCGCACCTGCCGTCCAGACCGACATGCCTGCTCCAATCATCAGCATCATTGCCGACACACCGCAGACGATGCAGGCACCAGACCGCAGAGCCAAGCGCCGCAACAATGCCCAACCGCGCGCGCCGTCTTTATCGGCCCGCCACATTTCACCCGAAACACCACCAACCAAGGCCAAGAGGATCACCAACCAGATCGGCATTTCAGCCAGCGCCTGCTGTTCATTCGTCATGTTCTGTCCTTATGGGTTGCGCCATACGCCGAAAATAAAAACCCCGCCGAAGCGGGGTTAGGTGACCGGCTCAGGGAAGGCCGGGTGAAGCTGCACAGCACGTGCGAGGTCAGCGCCAAGGCGCAAATTCCATATCGTGGGGACTTTTTACCTGTCTCCGGAAAAACCGAAAAGGGGCAATTTTCGGTTGTCTGACTCGAAGCAACTTTGACTCAACTTTGACGCAGGTTTGAGGCGATCCACTCCGACAAACGGTATTGGTCCTTAACAACCGGGGATTCCCACGGCATCGCCTGGCCTGCCGCTGCGGCCCTCTCTAGCGTGTCCAGATAATCCATCACACAGTGAGTGATGCTTGCCTGACTACGTTCCTTGGCCCAAGTAAGCAACTGATCAACTCCGAGATCAGGCCGGAGGCTTTGGATTGCCCGCACTCGGCGTTCAATGTCAGCAGCATTGCCAACAACATTGTTGGTTAAAGAATTACTCATCATTAGCACTCCGAAGTCCTCATCCATCATCAACCGAACTTTCCGCGATTCGCAACCTTCAGATCGCTCAAATGCTCAACATGCTTGCGGGCGCTTTGCAGTCGCCACACGCGTCAGGTTCGTTTCAACACTACCACTGCGTCGTCCCTGCCCCCGCGTCGTCGCGCTGCGAACAGTTAGGATCAGCTGCACTTGCTGATGCAGCCGATGCACCCAGTTCCGATAGGTGCGATCACGGTCCTCAGGTAGACCGAGCAATTGCAGCTGAGACCGAACCGAATACGCAGGTTGTGGCAAGTATCGATTGCGAGCCAACGTCGCGAGCTGAGCCCCTTTTTCCGATTGCCGCTCAAGTTGCGCAAGGGCCGCTGCGACCTCTGTTGCAACATGATCCATCCCACCACCTGCCGCCATCAACAAATCCCGTGATCCAGGCGTACTACGTGGCGCGCTGCCACCCCACTGCATGATTGTCGCCATTGGGCTGCCCAACCCTGCGCCGTCGCCAACCTGGCAGTGCTGGCGCGCCCAATGCTGCATCAGCTCTTCAATTTCCTCGATCATCGCCCTTCCCCCCGAAAAACCGAACCCGACACAGAAAACCAGCAACCCAACACAAACCCAACACAAATAAATCTCTTTAAAATCAATAGCTTTAATAACTTTGAGTTGAGTGTGTTGGGTTTGTTGGGTTTTTCTGTCCTCGCATAAGAAAAAAAACTACCCATCGCCTTCAATGCAAATAACGTCACGCATGCGCGCACGCGACGCCAAACCCAACACACCCAACACAACAGCCGGAAACCCGCATAAATAAAGGCCTGAAACTGTGCTGGGTAGCAAAAACCAACCCGACACACACCCGACACACCCAACACACTTTTAGGCGTAGTCATGCGGCAGCTGCCTTGATGTGGTCCCAGTTATCCACATTCCAGCCCGCCAGTTTCGCCCTTGCCCGCCAGGCGACGACCATCGCGCCCAGCTCGGCCGATTTCAGTGATGGGGGCGGGGAAGCATCCTGATCAACAGGAAAGAAGAACGCACCAAACTTGCGATTACTGCCATCTGTCCAAGGTATCGAACGCGTCTTTTCCACTTCGGAATTGATGAATAGCGAGAACTTCGTCTGACTCATCACGTGTTCTTTGTTGCGCTGACACCACTCAAGGAACAGCGAGTAAAGATCGGTGGAAAGACACGGCCCCCAGAGCCCATGACCCAGCTCGCTGTATTTCCACAAGTGCAGGAACGTCTGCCAACCGGCCCGACTTAAGGCCACCAGGCGTTCACGGGCGTCAGTTGATGGCGGGCGCGTACGCTGATTGAAGTCACCCAAATCAACCGATAGTAGCCAGCCATACAGGGCCGCGACCCCACCCTGCTCCAACTCCCGACCGATGGCTTTCTGGCGATCGACCGGCAACGTCTCCAGCGGCCAAACCACCAGCATTCGGCGGTCGCTGTCACTGATCGGCCAAGGCATGATCTCGTTACTTAGGAAAACCGCGTTCATATGGTTGGATTCCTCCCAGCCATTGATGAACTTGGATTCCATCCGCACCGTTTTGCCGGTGACAAGGTGCTTGATCTTGCCCACCTGGTTGTAGCGCTGATCTCGACTGACAACCTCTTCGAACACTGCCCACAATTTGCGGCTTTGCCAGGCGTTGAAATTGCTTTCCAGCTGCGTCTGGCCGACTGTCGCTGCGTACTGACCATAAAGCTTGCCCAAGGTATCGGCGAAAAACAGACTCTTACCCGATCCCTCCATGCTGGAATGCATCAGCACCGCGGTATCCATCTTGGCGCCCAGGTGCTGTAACGGATAGGCTAACCAGCGAGTCAACCAGATAGCCGCATTTTCATCATGGTTGCACAAGAACGAAATTAGCCACCGTAGGTTCGCACAAGCCGCATCGTCTCTGACTGGCTCTAACGGCAGACCATCAAAGGTATTGATGTACACCGCAGGATCCTTGGTCATAGTCGGATCAAAGACAATATGGTCCACATCCACAGTGCGCCGCTCGCTGCTGTTCAACCACAGCGCGTAAGCGTCACCCAAGGCCATTTTCACGGCACCCTCGGCAACACGCCGCTTCTTCTCGCGATCCCATACGTCTTTAGTGCCATCGATGTAGACGTAACGCTCAGTCGGCGGCATCCCGAAGGCACCACCCTTTTTGCCCGCCATCCGCCGCGACTGCTCGATGTCGCGTACATGGTCATCGGAAATCAGCTTGCGGCGCTCGGTGTCGTCCAGCCACTGCTTTGCCAGGGGCTTACCGACACGCGCCTCAAATGCCGACTTCTTCATCACCCGCGACTGGTCAAAGTCCCACACATGCGTGGTGCCCTCCACCAGTGCAAATCGCCGAAGGATGTGTTCAAAAGTTAATGCGTCCCCCGCACCCCCATCAGGAGCCGAAGCGGCCTCGCTGGTGGCGTCGGGTACAGAGCCCGGCTCGCTCGGGTCACAAGATGGGGACGGGGGAAGATCACGCGGATCCGGGCGCGAAGAATGCTGCATACCCAGCAATCGCGCCGCGTCCTTTACCGCTCGCGACTGATCACCACCATGCTGCAACAAACAGAACACCTCGAACGCATCGTTCTGATGCCCGTTCGCGAGTGGATCAGCACCGTGGTGCGAATACACCTTGCCGTCGTCGCTGACCGTTACACCCGGCATACCGGTGCTGCTGTGCGGATACAGCCACTTACTGCCGCGCTTGATGTAGTCGTGTGCGCGCAACAGCTCTTCAACGTCGTGGCTACGATTGAATTCATCAATAACTGACGGCTTGCCTTCGGCGGGCGGTGGACGTTTGATGACTTTCGCCGGAGGTGTCTTCGGTTTGGGTGCCCACGGGCACGCGGCCTCGGCATCGCGTTTGAAGATGTCCCAGTTATTCCAGATCTTCAGCAACTCAGGTGCAAGCACCGGCAAGCCATCAACAGAGCTCGGAGGCGTGCGCCAGGTGTAGGGCTTGCCAGTACCTGGGTGAATAGATGGTGGCAATACGTCTTGCACCAGCCCACCACGCAATTCGAACACAGTTATGCGCTGATACTCGTCGGCCTCGGCACGCGCCTCGGCCTCACCTACTGCATCACCAGCGTCCTTTGCTGCCTTGGCCTTTGCGGTCAGAGCCTTGTGGATCGAACCATCAGGGTCTTTTTCATTGGGCCACGCAAGTGCAACCCGGCTCAACTCAACCCCATCAGGAACGCGGAACATAATGCGGAAGCGCGCCGGGTTGCCAACTACGGTCGGAAACACCAGCGCCATTGCATCAAGGTCAATTTCCAGCAGGTCATACAGCACGCGCCGGGTCCACTGGACATCATCGACATCCAGAGAACAGATGCGGCTCGGCCCCAAAACGACGCCGAGGTTGTGCCGGGGCTTCTTTTCCCAGAACTGAGCAGCTTTCACCGACTCCGTGAAGTAGCCACCCGGCTTGTTCCAGCCCTTTCCTTTCGGCCCCTTTTCACCGGGCTCTATCGGGACGAGTGCCAAACCAAATGTGTCGATATAGAACTGAGCCCAATCAGAAGTAGGCAATTGGTCGTTGTGATCAGTCACTTGCGCCGCTCCCGCAACCCCTGGCAACTGACGCAGGTCGCACAACCCTGGATCGTCTGTTGACGAAGTAACGGGATAGGTTCGTCGCAATCCTCACAGAATTGCGCGCTGACGGCGCACGCTGGGCGCGGACGGCGATCCAACGCCACTTGTAGGAAGTACTCGGCCTGGTCGTTGGCGATATCGATAACGTCAGTCATCTTGGCGGCCCTCCATCGCTTCCCTGGCCCCGGCCATGATGCCCAACACCGCGCGGATTACGTCGTTGCCGTGCTTCTCCAGGCATTCAACTTCGCGCAGCTCCCAGACGTTGTCGGCGGCACCTTCGTGCATGCTGGAAACAAACAGGCCGGTCTGGTGCAGCACCTTGCTGACGGCCAACAAAGCTTCCTTGGTCGGTGCCGCAGCTTCCGGCTTGTACCAGACCATGCCAGCGGGCCGCATCAGGGCATCCAGCAACAAGGGATTTGCCGTCAGGCGTATCACCTCTTCCAGTTCATCAGGATCAAGCCACCGACGCTCTTCGTCGTGCTTTAGTTTCTTCTGGAGGGTGTCGTAATCAATGACCATGTCCAGCGCCAGAGCAGTCACACCGCCCCGATAATCATGGCCTGCCCGGTAAAGGGCTTTTCGCAGCGAAAGGACCGGGCCTGCACCCGGCAAAAGATCTGTGCGACTCATAACCGTAAATCCCCTGTTTACGGTGTGGCCGTAGAGTCAAACACGCTCTATTCTACGACCACGACCGATGTGCTGTGCGAATCGTGCTGTGCAGCACGGTTCATCGTTCCAGTCGGCCCAGGGGATTCTTATGGTGAGAGGTCCTGGGCCGACGCGCTATGTAGCGACTTGCATGTACGTGTAGCTCGTTACTTCCGGCCTGGTGTTTCTTTGGTGAGAGGTTTCAGGCCGGTGTTTCATGTGGCGTTATGGTGTGTGCTGCGTATCGCCACCGCTGGGCTGGGGAGATTCTTATGGTGAGAGGCCCCAGCCCAGCACCCTTTTACTGCTCTGGAGCGTCATCGGTTACCCCGAAATGCTCTAGAACATCAGCAAGTGAAACCTTCCCCTCGCTTTTATTGGCTAGCGCCTTAATCAAGGAAACGCTAGGGTCCTTGCTGGCGTACTTCACGTGCAGGCGCAGGTAGTTCAACGAAATGCCGCATCGCGCCGCATATGCTTCAAGACCCGGCGTATCTAGCTGGTCGATGTATTCACGCAGTTTCATTGGCTGCACCTCTGCGAACCAATTTAACCGCACAGGTTAATTTTATCAATACCTACAAGGATATTACCCTCGAAGGTTAACCGAGGCGATACTCAATGGATGAAAATTACTGACACCCGCCTCAAGAATCTGCGCCGAATAATGGCTGACCGCTCGTTGCGGCCAACCGATCTAGCCAACACGCTCGGCAAGGCTCCTGCACAGGTCAGCTCTTTTGCTGGCAAGAGCCCCACTAAGGGTATTGGCGATCAAATTGCTCGCGAAATTGAACTCTCGCTCGGCTTGCCAATGGGATATCTCGACATGCCCGTCGGACTAGATCAGTCCGGCAACGCCGTATTCATCAGCAGCACCGGCAGAAAGCTTCCTGTAATGGGCTCCATCGCTGCCGGCGCCTGGTGCGAGGCGGTTGAAACCTTCGACCCTGACGTCGCAGAAGAATGGATCGAAGCTCCAGGCCCCGTCGGACCTAATGCTTTTATCTTGCGGGTTGAAGGCATCAGCATGGAGCCAAAATTTTTCGACAATGACAAAGTCGTTATTGATCCTGCTCTTGAGGCTCTCCCTGGCCACTTCATCGCAGCTAAGCGCGAGCGTGACCAAGGTGTAACCCTCAAGCAGCTGAGGCGTGAAGACAATGAGTACTATCTATATGCACTCAACCCAAACTGGCCTGAACGCATAATTCGCATGACCGAAGAGTGGCACATTTGCGGCAGGGCTCGCTGGCGGATTGAAGACCTCTAACACCTCGAAAAATTTACCACCCAGCACTACCCAACCCGCCAGATGCGGGTTTTTTTATGACCATCAATAACCGAAACGGCCACATACCAACCAAGCAAGGTTAATTTTTAACTTGACCAATTAACCTCTACGGTTAATATTTGCCTCGTACCCCTCTCACCAAAGAGTACGAGACATGCAAACCCCACAGCACAGCAACACCCGCTGCCCGGTCTACCTGCACCCATCTGCGTGCAGCAGCCGCGCCGCCGTAAAGGCTATCCAGCGCCGCACCGGACTGCTGGTGATCACCAATCCCAAAGGTCGCACCGAGGCCATCAAGCCTTTCAACACTGCCGCAGCCGATGACAGCTCCTGGCCGTTTGGAGGTGACGCCGCATGACGAAACTTCTAATCGGCATTGCTGGCCGGGCTCGCTCGGGCAAAGACACTGCAGCGCAACACCTGGTGAACCATCACGGATTCCAGTCCTATGCGTTCGCCGATCCGCTGCGTGACGGCCTGATGCACATCCTCAACCTGAGCCCGTGTGACTTCGAAGGCGACCAGAAAGAACAGCCGCTCCCCTGGCTGGGTCGCTCTCCGCGCGAACTGATGCAATCCCTAGGCACCGAGTGGGGCCGCGACAAGGTGCACCCGGAGCTGTGGCTACTGTTGGCGGCGCAGAATCTCGACCTGTTGGCCCGTACCCACGACACCGCATCCGGTTTTGTGGTCAGGGACCTGCGTTTCGAGAACGAAGCACAGTTCATCCGCAACCGTGGCGGCATCGTGATTCACCTGGTTCGGCCATCGGCGCCAATGGTGAATGCACATGTTAGCGAACACGGCATCCGCTGGCTTGAGCAGGACATGCTGCTGGCGAACTACGGCAGCTTGGACACGCTTCGCGAGAACCTCGATTCCATTCTGGACATTCTGCGCAACCGCGCAGCATCCGCTTGAGGACCGCGCCATGAACCGCACCCTGGACGAAACGGCCGCCGTGCTCGGCCTCAAACCTCGGAAGTTCCGTGAGCAACTGCGTGCGCTCCGCGTGCTGACGCAAAGCGGCGACCTGGCCAGCCACCACCGTGGCGGCGGCAATCTGTTTTCAGACCCGCGCAGCGTCCAGATCGGGACCACCAACCGTTACAAGCACTACGCCGTGGTGATGGTCACCGAGGCCGGCGTGCAATGGCTGGCAAAGAAGCTTGGCATCGCCATCACACACAAGGACGCCGCAGCATGAAAACCAATTACTTCAATGCGTACACCCAAGCCCTCGGCGCCCTTCGGCTGATTCCAATCTATCTGGACAGCCCGGGCGTGGTCAGCCGCGCCACGCTCATCGGGGCCGCCAGCGAAGCCATTGACCTGCTGGACAGCATGCCTTGCCGCACAGTGGAACTGGCCGAAGTCTTTCGCTGCGTCAACGACGTGATTCAAGAAGGCCAGGTGGCCTACGTCACCCCCACCAATTCACCCGAGTATCCATTCGGCGCGGTCGTCGCCGATGCAAAAGGCCAGATCTGTGCCGCCGCCAAGGGTAAGAGCAAAGAAGGCCTCGCCGAATTGATCCGCCTCAAGTTGGTGCCCCGTTCGGAGGGGCTCGGGGAGGACGCGGCGTGAGCAACACACTCGAACAACTGCGCCGCCAGTTCGCAACGCCCTGTCCGACCTTGTCGGCGGTACGCGAACAGTACTTCGCACATATCCGCACCGACCGGTACCTGCTGGCCGAGATCAAGGCCGGCCGCATTGCACTGGTCGTGAAGCGCCTGCACGGTTCGGCACGCGCTCAACGGGTGGTGTACCTGCACGACCTAGCCGCCTTCCTCGACGCCCAAGCGGCGAAGCAAGCGGCCTGATTCACCGGTGACCCCTGCCGCCCAGGGGCAAACAACATCCACTCAATGAGGCACAGCACATGAGCAAAGCTCGTCCCTTCATCGACACGCTACGGGACATCGAAGCCGGAGGGCTGCTCGATGAACTCAGCGAAACCCAACACAGCCTGATCGATGCTATCCGCCAGACCGGCAAGGGCGGAGAGCTGAACATCAAGCTGATTTATAAGCCTGACGGCAGCGGCCAGATGACCATCAAGGCCGACGTCAAAGCGAAAGAACCGATCCTGTCTCGCGGCACATCGCTGTTCTTCCTGACGCCTGAAGGCAATCTGACCCGCCGCGACCCACGGCAACAAGACTTGCCGCTGCGCACCGTCGGCGAAGAGCACGCGCCCGACAAATTGCGCCACGTCAGTCAGTAATCCTGACTCCAAAACCTCTCACCACAGCATCACCCAATGGAGTACATCCAATGCAACAAGCCATTCAGCAACTGGTCACCCTCGCACAAGCGTTAGGCCGTCCTATCGATCATCCAGGGCTGGCAACACCCATCGCCCTGGTTCCTGACAGCGTGAGCGTCCACGACCTTGAACACCTGTTACCTAACCCTACCCGCACACGCCAGAAACTCACCGTGCTGGATGCCGAATCCTTCATTGATTACGTGAACCGTTTCGCCGATAACGCCACCGCAGTGTTCTGCAACGGCCCCGAAGGCCGAACTTTCACGGCAGTCATCGACTATCACCAACCTACTACCCCCGCCTGGGGCGACCACATCGCTACCTACAAATGCCCAACCACCATCGAGTGGGGCCGCTGGAAGGCGAATGACCGCAAGCGCATGAATCAAGCCGAGTTCGCCGAGTTCATCGAGGAGAACGTCAGGGATATCACCCAGCGCGAAAACGAAGCGACAGACCCAAGCGCTGCCGACATGCTGGAAATCAGCCGCACCCTGGAAGCCAAGAAAAACATCACTTTCCGCCAAGGCACCCGTCTCGATAACGGCCAGGTTCAACTGACCTACAACGAAGAAATCGACGGTCGTGCCGGCGAAGCCGGGCAATTGCGCATCCCCGAACAGTTTTTCATTGCCGTGAAACCGTTCCTCGGCGGCGACGCCTTCTGCGTCCCAGCTCGATTCCGCTACCGCATTCTGGAAGGTCGCCTGCAAATGTGGTTTGAGTTGGTGCGCCCTGACAAGGTGCTCGAAGAGGCCTACAACGCCGTTCGCCAGAAGATCCACAGCGCTATCGGTGACGTACCACTGTACGAAGCCACCTGGTAATCACCCCATTAAGCAACACCCCGCCGCCGGCCTCTCACCAAGAATCCCGGCGGCGGGCTCTACCGAGGTACACAGCACATGACCACAATTCAAGTTTGCGCATTGATCGTTCTGATCGTACTTGTTGGTCTCACTTATTGGGCAGGCTATCGCGGCGGCCTGATCGATGGCCGTATTGAAGGCATTGACGAAGGCAAGGCTATTCAGCAATCAGATAACTCAGGGACGATCCAGGACCTGAAGCGATCGCTTGATCAAGCGCAGGACCACCACAAGCAACTGTACTCCCACTACGAGCGCGCATTGGCCGCATCAAAACTAGGCGAACCAGAACGCCAGACCCTGCTGGCCATCGCAGAACAACTGCGAATCGCAGCGGAGACATTCAGCGCATTTCGCACAGGTAAAAAACTCGAACGAGACACCCTGACGCTCCGCGATCAAGCGCTCGCCATGGCAACCCGTCTGGAACCGGTAGCGCTGGAGAATGCAGCATGAAAAACCAAACTACCGCCACTCTCTGCATCTATCACGGCAACTGTGCTGACGGTTTCGGCGCCGCCTGGGTTGTCCGAAAAGCTCTGGGATCCGATGTCGAATTCCATCCCGCGCACTACGGCGAGCCGGCTCCTGACGTCACGGGCAAGAACGTCATCATTGTCGACTTCTCCTACAAATACGACGTACTCGTAGCCCTGGCAGATGAAGCTGCGTCGGTGCTTGTGATCGATCATCACAAGACAGCCATGGACGACCTGGGTGATGTACCGGCGGCAGAACTGCACTACGAGGCACACAAAAAAAATAGCACTGGAAAACTTCATGCGGCTTTCGACATGAATCAATCCGGTGCGAGCCTCACCTGGGACTTCTTTTTCCCCCGGCACCAGCGCCCAGACCTGATCAACCACATCGCAGACCGCGATCTATGGCAATTCAAACTGCCCGGCACCCGCGAGATCATGGCGGACCTGTTCAGTTACCCGCAGGACTTCGCGACTTGGGACCTGCTCTTCGCCGATGACATCAACGCATTGCGCCTCGACGGCGCGGCCATCAATCGTCAGCACCAAAAGACTGTGGCCGACCTGGTGCGCACTACCAAACGCCGCATGCTCATCGGTGGCCATGATGTGCCTGTCGCAAACCTGCCATACATGTTTGCGAGCGATGCGGGGCATCTTATGTCTGAAGGCGAGCTCTTCGCCGGCTCTTACTTCGATACTCCTGATGGTCGAACCTTCAGCCTGCGCAGCACAGATGCCGGCATGGACGTGTCCGAGATAGCCAAATTGTACGACGGTGGCGGACACCGCAATGCCGCAGGCTTTCGGGTGGCTCTCGATCATGCTCTGGCATATCCCACAGCCCAGCCCGAGAACGAAGCAACCCTGCAGCAGCTGGACAACCTCGCATGGCTACTAGCCGAAGGCGTGCTGATCTTAAAGGAACAGAACCCACAAGCTGCCGACTGGTTTGTCGAATCTGAAGCCGCACTGAACGCCCTCCCGCTTCCACCACCAGACCCCTCCACTGCTGCGATTACTTTCGCGCTGGGAAACACATTCAGCGATCACGACGGCATGGAGTTCCTACGCCTCTGGAACGAAGGCGACTTCGACACTATCCGGGAGCAGTGGCCTGACGCTCCGGAAGAAGTGTTCATTGGCGCTGACCCACTGTTTAAGCCAGGAGCCGCAGCATGATCAAGGCCATTGACCTGTTTGCTGGCCTAGGCGGTTTGACACAAGGCGCCACTGATGCGGACGTAAGTGTTGTGTACGCAGCCAACCATTGGCCTGAGGCTGTTCACTGGCACAGCGCAAATCATCCCAACGCCATCCACGCATGCCAGGACTTGAGGCAGGCACGATGGGCTGACATGCCGAGCCATGATCTGGGCCTCGCTGCCCCTTGCTGCCAGGGCCATACCCGCGCGAGAGGAAAAGGAGCGGACAACCCCGAGCATGACGACTCGCGCTCAACCGCCTGGGCAGTGGTGGACTGCGCCGAAAGTCGCCGCCAAGACGCATGGGTGATCGAGAACGTCCCAGAGTTTATGAGCTGGACACTTTACCCAGCCTGGGCTCAGGCAATGAAAGCCTTGGGTTACCAACTTGCACCGCACATCGTTGACTGCGCAGATCTGGGCGTACCCCAGCACCGCGTCCGGCTGTTCATGATCGCCACCAGAAGCAAAGCGCCTCTGCACCTTCAGCTTCCACGCATTGAGCACGTGCCGGCCAGATCGTTTATCAACTTCGCCGCTGGTAAGTGGTCGCCAATTGAAAAGCCTGGCCGAGCTGAATCAACGTTGACTCGGGTAAAAAACGGCCGCGAAAAATTTGGAGAGCGGTTCCTGATGCCCTACTACGGCTCCGGATCTGGACTTACCGGCCGCAGTCTTGACCGACCGATCGGCACAATCACAACCCGCGATCGGTGGGCGGTAGTCGATGGGGACAAGATGCGGATGATCACCGCAGACGAAGTCCTGGCCGCTCAGACGTTTCCGGGCAGCACTCTCCGGCCGGACAGCCATCGACTGACCGTGCATATGGCGGGGAACGCGGTTCCACCTCTGGCAGGGAAGCGGATTATCCAAGCCCTCAAGGAGGCCGCATGACAGCCCTTCGCCGAACAGTCCGCATACGCCGCGGGCAAATGCCGCCCCTCGACCTGCAAACCATCTGCGACAGATGCGACAAGTCGAGGGCACACGGCAACCACGAACAATGCAGCAAGCTGCGCCAGGCCGAAGGCATCGCGCGCCGTGCACGGGAGCAACAGCAATGAGCCTTCCACGCTGGGTAATGATCAACCGCGCATCCGAACTCACTGGCTACAGCGAAGACGCCATACGCCACAAAGTGAAGAACGGCACCTGGGCACAGGGTCGGATCTGGCGCAAAACGCCAGACGGCCGCATCGCAATCAACATGACGGAGTACGACAAGTGGGCCGAGAGCGCACCGCAGGAAGCGGCCTAGAAGCCGAGCTGGCCAAACACAAAGGGATTGAGGTACACGGCGGCAACATACGCGTCGTGTTCATGTGGCGGCGGATCCGCTGCCGCGAATCCCTCGGTCTTCCAGTCACCAAAGCCAACATCAAACATGCCGCCCTTCTTAGGGCGGCAATCATTCATGAGATCAAAACAGGGCACTTCGACTACACCCGCCACTTTCCCAATTCGAAGAACTCGACCAACTACAGCAACGTAAAGGACGAACGCCTGGCCGCACTGCTGGCCCGTTACAAACCGCTGAAGGCCGTCGACATCACCCCGATGACCGAAGAGAAATACGGTTATGCACTGGATATCTGCACCGAACTATTGGGGCCAGACCGATTGGCAGGCATTCTTTTACCCGAAGACATCCAACTGCTCAGGACCCAATTGATCGCCACCCGGGCACCTTCGACTGCGAACCATTACCTGGCCACGTTCGCCGGCTTCCTGGCCTGGTGCGAAAACAACAGCTACTGCCGCAAAGGCCTATCCACCGCCTGCATCCGATTCGCGATGATCGGACGCGAACCGGATCCGCTGACAAAGGGCGAGTTCGAACAGTTGCTCACCAAGGGATGCCTCCACCCGCAGGACTCAGCGGCGATCACCCTCGCGGTTTACACTGGCCTTCGCCCGGGCGAGATGTGCGCGCTGGCCGTAGAAGATATCGACCTGGCCGCTGGTCAGCTCAACATCACCAGGGCAATCACCGCGGACGGCACATTCAAAGTCCCGAAGACTGGAAAGCCTCGGGCAGTACTCTTGATGCCGCCAGCCGTCGAGGCCTGTAAAACTCTCATGAGTTTAGTGGCCGACCACGCACCACGCGAGATTGAGGTCTACATGAACCGTCACGAAAGCCGCCTGGAAACAGTCACCCCGCTGCTTTCTCCAACCACACAAGCCCGAAAGAAAATCATCAACCACTGGTTTATCCCCACGTCATGGAACACAAAGTGGGCTGCCATTCAAAAGCGTTCAGGGATTCGCCCACGCCGGCCGTACCAGACTCGGCACACCTACGCCTGCTGGTGCCTGACTGCCCGTGGTAACCTTGCGTTCATTGCAAAGCAAATGGGCCACAAGGACTTCACCATGCTCGTCGAGGTGTACGCCAAGTGGATGGACGACGAGTCGCCGACCGAGCTTCTACACATCTGGTCAGGCATTCAAAAGCAAACCAAAAAGCCCCATTTTTGCCCCACACTTTTGAACGAATAACGCTAAGCCACTGATGAATAAAGCAATTTCAGATTTATCCAGTCACACGCCAATGATGCAGCAGTACTGGCGCCTGAAGAACCAGCACCCTGACCAGTTGATGTTCTACCGCATGGGCGACTTCTACGAGATCTTCTACGAAGACGCGAAGAAGGCCGCCAAGTTGCTGGACATCACCCTGACCGCCCGTGGGCAGTCGGCGGGTCAGGCGATTCCAATGTGTGGGATTCCTTACCACGCCGCGGAAGGTTACCTGGCGAAACTGGTCAAGCTCGGCGAATCGGTGGTGATTTGCGAGCAGGTCGGTGATCCGGCGACCAGCAAAGGGCCGGTGGATCGTCAGGTGGTGCGGATCATCACGCCGGGTACGGTCAGTGATGAAGCGCTGCTGGATGAGCGTCGGGACAACCTGATCGCGGCGGTGCTGGGTGACGAGCGCCTGTTCGGCCTGGCCGTGCTGGACATCACCAGCGGCAATTTCACGGTGCTGGAAATCAAGGGTTGGGAAAACCTGCTGGCGGAGCTGGAGCGGGTCAATCCGGTCGAGCTGATGATCCCGGACGATTGGCCAAAAGACCTGCCGGCGGAAAAACGTCGTGGGGTTCGTCGCCGTGCGCCGTGGGATTTCGAGCGCGACTCGGCGCTGAAAAGTCTGTGCCAGCAATTCTCTACTCAGGACCTTAAAGGTTTTGGTTGCGAGAACCTGACCCTGGCCATCGGCGCTGCCGGTTGCCTGCTCAGCTACGCCAAGGAAACCCAGCGCACCGCTCTGCCGCATTTACGCAGCCTGCGCCATGAACGCCTGGATGACACCGTGGTGCTGGACGGCGCGAGCCGTCGCAACCTGGAACTGGACACCAACCTGGCCGGTGGTCGCGACAACACCCTGCAATCGGTGGTCGATCGCTGCCAGACCGCCATGGGCAGCCGCTTGCTCACCCGTTGGTTGAACCGTCCGTTGCGGGACCTGACCGTGTTGCTGGCGCGTCAGACGTCGATCACGTGCCTGCTCGACGGCTACCGCTTCGAGAAACTGCAACCACAGCTCAAGGAAATCGGCGACATCGAGCGGATTCTGGCACGGATCGGCCTGCGTAATGCCCGCCCTCGCGACCTCGCTCGTCTGCGCGATGCACTGGGCGCGCTGCCCCAGTTGCAAGTGGCGATGACCGAGCTGGAAGCGCCGCACATCATTCAACTGGCCAAGACCACCAGCACCTATCCAGAACTGGCGGCGCTGCTGGAAAAAGCCATTATCGACAACCCGCCAGCGGTGATCCGTGACGGTGGCGTGTTGAAGACCGGTTACGACAGCGAACTCGACGATCTGCAATCGCTCAGCGAAAACGCCGGGCAGTTCCTGATCGATCTGGAAGCACGCGAGAAAGCCCGCACCGGTCTGTCGCACCTGAAAGTCGGTTACAACCGCATTCACGGCTACTTCATTGAGTTGCCGAGCAAACAGGCCGAGTCCGCGCCGGCCGACTACATCCGCCGCCAGACGTTGAAAGGTGCCGAGCGTTTCATTACCCCGGAACTCAAGGCGTTCGAGGACAAGGCCCTGTCGGCCAAGAGCCGTGCCCTGGCCCGCGAGAAAATGCTTTACGAAGCGCTGCTCGAAGACCTGATCGCCCAGTTGCCGCCACTGCAGGACACCGCCGCTGCGCTGGCCGAACTGGACGTGCTGAGCAACCTCGCCGAACGCGCGCTGAACCTCGACCTGAACTGCCCGCGTTTCGTCGACGAGCCCTGCATGCGCATCACCCAGGGTCGTCACCCAGTGGTCGAGCAAGTGCTGAGCACGCCGTTCGTGGCCAACGACCTGAGCCTCGACGACAACACGCGTATGCTGGTAATCACCGGTCCGAACATGGGCGGTAAATCCACCTACATGCGTCAGACCGCGTTGATCGTGTTGCTCGCGCACATCGGCAGCTTCGTGCCGGCGGCCAGTTGCGAACTGTCCTTGGTGGACCGGATTTTCACCCGGATCGGTTCCAGCGATGACCTCGCGGGCGGCCGCTCGACCTTCATGGTTGAAATGAGCGAAACCGCGAACATTTTGCACAACGCCACCGAACGTAGCCTGGTGCTGATGGACGAAGTCGGTCGCGGCACCAGCACCTTCGACGGCTTGTCCCTGGCTTGGGCGGCTGCCGAGCGGCTGGCCCATCTGCGCGCTTACACCCTGTTTGCCACCCACTATTTTGAGTTGACGGTGCTACCGGAGGCGCAACCGCTGGTGGCCAACGTTCACCTCAATGCCACCGAGCACAACGAACGCATCGTGTTCCTCCACCACGTGTTGCCCGGGCCTGCCAGCCAGAGTTACGGCCTGGCCGTGGCGCAACTGGCCGGCGTGCCGAGCGAAGTGATTGTGCGTGCTCGCGAGCACTTGGGTCGCCTGGAAGCCACCGCCCTGCCCCATGAAATTCCTGCACCTGCCAAGGGCAAACCGGCCGCGCCGCAGCAAAGCGACATGTTCGCCAGCCTGCCGCACCCGGTGCTGGATGAATTGACCAAGCTCAATCTGGATGACATGACGCCGCGCCGTGCGCTCGAAATGCTCTAT